TGCCGAGGTCAATGATATCCTAATGGAGCATCCAGACATGCCTAGAACAGTAAGGGATAAAATCATCAAGGATTATGATGATAATATCCTATTCCAGGGTGCCCCTAGAGAGGGTGCTACTGTCCGTGAGGGCATCACTCCAGAACTTACAAAGCGTGAGAAACTCCTCAGAAGGAACGAATTACAAAATAACTATAATTCCCTCAGTGATAAAATTGATAAATTAACGGCTGAATTGGCAGATACTACGGACAAGGAAGCCAGACAGAGAATACAGGAAGAGCTTATAGCATTAGGGAAGGAGAGAGGCTCAGTTCTTAGTGAGAACATACAGTTGAAGGGTGAAGATAGGATTCTTAATGCAAATATAAGTGACAGTCCAGAAGGAGTCTTTATCCTAGATAGTGGCCTTGACCAGCCTAGAGAGGCAACTTATATATACAAAATGACTGATGAGGAGGCATCGGTATATAGAAAATTGGAGAGTCTACCTAATAAGGAAAGGCGTGCTGAGCAAAAGGCACTTGTAGATAGGATTTTAGCGAGAGAAAGTCTGCTTGGCCGTGGTAAACCTGCACCAGCTATCACAAAGGCATCATTATCAACTCCTGTTGATAGTATAACCCGGTCAATGGACGAGTCCCGTGATATTCTAATGGATGACTTCATTCGTAGTCCTGAGGTAGCCTCCGAACAAATGTCCCAATTGGCTGACTTCCTCACCAAATTAGAGTTGGAGAACGCCGACGAACTGGCTCAGGTAATGTACAGTCTTAACTTTATGGCTCAGGTCTATGGAGCTACTCCTCGCCAAGTAATGAAACGAGTTACTCAGAGGACTAGAGGTCTCCCATTTGCTGAGAGGAGTTTCTCCATCAATACTGACATGGACAGGTTGTCACTGTTCTTGGATAGGTCTATAGATGATATGAAACGGGTGGCGGATAAGGTTAAGGAGGAAATAACCACTCTTAAATTATCCGATGATTTAGCCTCAGCCTATAACCGTTACTATGATACCTTAATAGCTAAATCAATCAATGCCGCTGACCATAGAGCCACTGACATAGCTAGGCGTAGAGAATTCTTTGCCGGAGCTACTAAGGAGCAGTTACATGACCCTGATTTCTGGGAACGCTTCTACCTAGAAACCGATGATTTTTGGAATAAGTTTGACCTTGACCAACTGGACTTTGATGCCATACTGAATCAGGTAGCCAGAGAGCAGTCTGAGATAATGGGTGTAGTGTATCCTACCAGAGCACCACTCAAGCTAGGAGGTAGAGCCTTAGCACCTCAGGATATAGCCCATGTCCTTAACTGCCGAGTGGATGATATTACCAAAGACCTAATGAGTGCGTTGGCATTGAGGCAGGATAAGCCAAGGTTCGTCAAGTATGTTATGCAACATGTCCAAGCCGATGATGTAGGTATTACACCTGAATCAGTCGGTGAGGTTTATGACCAGCTAGTCTACTCGCTTCAGACCAATCCTAAAACTTTGGACTGGATGACTCCTAGGCTTAAGGAGTTAGAAGTCATTAGGCGAGACTTACATGGTCTTTATAACTCTAAGTTGTTGCCTGAGGCTGAAATAGCAGAGATAGGTAGGTATGTGGACGACATAGCCAGGAAAGTAGATGATATGGTCTATGAGGCACCAGCTAGAGTACCTAAACCAGCTAAGGGAGTAGCTCCAGTCATACCAAAAAGAGTATTAAGACCTGAGTTTGCCAAATACAACGACCTCCGCCAATCTGCCATGGACGAAGCCCACAAATGGTACTACAAGGAATTTACCGACTATACCTCCGCCAATGTCTTTGATGCCATGATGAAAACTATTTATCCTTATTGGTCAATTTCCGAGGATACGGAAGTAATGTCTCGTAGAGGCTGGAAGCATTATTGGGAGCTAACTAAGTATGACGAATTGCTGTCCTTTGATAAGGATACTGAGTTAACCTATTGGGATAAAATCCAATACATAAATGTTTATGACTATGATGGAGAGGCTGTCCATGTTAAGGATGGTAAAGGTAAGGATTTCATCTGCACTCCCAATCATTGGTGGTTAGTTAAAAAACAGCATAAGGATGAGTGGGAGTTTGTTCAGGCTGAGGATTTGAAACACCTAGCCAGACTACCTAAGGCAGCCAGGCATAGCTTCGGTGAGGAAAGTATGTTAACTCCTGATGAAGCAGCCATTCTAGGATGGGTAGTTACTGACGGAACTATAAAGACTAGAGACTATGCCATGTATATCCAGCAGAAGAAGGAGCATTTTGTTGCTGAAATTAGAGAATTGCTTGGTAGGGTTGGTTGTATGGTGAGTGAAAAGGTCTATGATGGCTGTCACTTCTTCCGAATCAACCCTGAATACAGAAATTTCCTGGCAGGTATTTTGGATGAGTATGGCCTGGTTGATGTCGTTGGTTGTTTGTCGGAGGAAGCGGCCGAGTCTATGTGGCAAGCCATGTACCACGCAGAGGGTAGGATTGATGGTAATGGTTTTGTGCAAAATGAAGGTGAGGTGTTGGATGCCTTTGAATTGCTGTCATTCTTGACTGGTAGATTTGTCTCAAACCTAAAGCATAGCCCTGGTAGGAGATACATTTATACCAATAAGTCTAGGTATTCTTGGATTAGGAACAGGGATATAAGTAAAGTTTATTACAAAGGTAAGATGTGGTGCCCAAGGGTGGAACATAGGACTATATTGATACGAAGGAACCATAAGGTTTGCTGGACTGGAAATACTTACGAGTCCCAGCGTTGGCTCTGGATACCTCGTAGCTTTGTCCGTCATCCTGGCACCTTCACCGCATTTGAACGTTGGCAGAATAACTCTGATTATGGCTATGTCCATATACCTGGTACCAGCATTGACATTAACCCGTTCAGAGGTACAGTCTATGGTACCTTAACCACTCGGTTAGCTAGGCGTGACTTTCCTGAGTATTATGATTCCTTAGGAGCGGCTGGAGACTTCCTAGAATTTAATGACTTTCTTTCCCGCTATGGTTTCTATCCAGGTGCCCATATAGGAGTTCCTATAGCTATGTTTACTGGTCAGGAAATGCAATTCGGTGAAGTCACACCAGCCATACCAAAGACTGGGTTAGACTTCCTGATGGGTATATTCCCAGACAATGAATCCGTTAAATGGATTACTGACCACCTATTCGGTGATAGGTTCCGTGACTACCTTACTATATTGCAGGTTACCCGCCGTGGTGGTGATGGTAGTTTGATATTCTCCAAGATGGGAGAAGGTGAAGCCTTAACCGATGAGGAACAGTTAATGTGGAATGAGGCTAGGCGTGAAGTAGGCTTTTACTCCGCTGGCTTTGAACAGTTTGGTTTGTTCCGTATGCGTACCGACGAGCAATATAAAATGTATGAGGAAGCTGGCAAAGTTGTCCAAGAAATGACTGGATTCACTCCAGACCAGCAACAGTGGCTCAGACGCCATGGCTACCGAATCTGGGACATGGTTGGTGGTATGTCTCCTACTGAACAGGCGGTATTACAGGAACTTGACTACTACAGCTGGGTTGGTAATGTCCGTCCTCTGTTACCAGGTAAACAGCAGACCATACTTAATAAACTGGAGTTGGCTTGGGATGATGTCAAGAACTATAGTGAGTCCTTGCTTGAGGATAAGCTAGTCCTGCAGGATGATTTTAGAAATGGTAGAATAGGCTCTGCTGACTATGGTGATGCCTTATCAGCTATCTATGCCAAGCAGATGGAATACATTGATAATAAGGTTGAGGAAAACCCACTAATGGATTTGGGCAACCGTGCCGAGTATTATAAAAAGTATGGTATACCACAGCCAGTACTACACCCAATGAGAGAGTTACTTAACCTATATTTCTCCATAGAGCTAGAACAAACCATAGACCCTGATACTGGAGAGAAGGTTAATGATTGGGATAAGTTCTGGGCTATGCGTGATGCCATTGAACAAGCCATTCCAGATGAAAAGAGGCAAGAGTGGGATGACTACCTATCCAGAAACTCCACAGCCTTGGAACAACTACGCCGTGACCACAACAAGTATATCAAACCTTACAATGGTCTATGGGAAGAAGTATTGTCCACTTATAGTGATGAGGAGCAGAAGCTCATAAGGGAATATCTCCACCTTGAAAGGACTGGTACTGGCCTTGAACGTCAGGTTGTAATAAAGGACATAACTAGAGAGGATGGTAAAAAGCTAATCTCCAGCTTTAGAACAGATGTATCAAGTACCAAACAAGCCTTCAGGTATGCTAATCCCAGCCTTGATGCCATTCTATTCTATTGGGGTAAGACTTCTACCTTCATGACTCCTGAAGCCGAGGCGTTCTACCAGCAGTTGTGTAGTGATACTGGGAAAGCTATATGATTTACTGTATAATGATATATACTAAGTATAAGTATATGGCTCAAATAGCTTGACATGTTATGTCAAGTGTGCTATAATGGTAGTATGAAAGGGGGTTTATAGCTATGGATGAACTGACCTATAAAGCCAATGATGATGGTACTATCTCCATCCAGGCCGATGGCAAGGACATAAGATATGCCAAAGAGTCTGACCTTCTGGCTGTAAAAGGGGGTTCCGAGGCAAAGAAAACTGAGTGGGAGAACGAAAAGGTTAAGTTAAGTGGTCAAATAACCGACTTCCAGACCAAGCTGGCTGAAGCCAATCGGCTCCGGGAGGAGACCCATCAGACTTTGCTACAGGAACAGGCTGAAAAGGAAAAGCTGGTTAAGTCCCAAACAGATTATGACGCCATAAAAACGAAGGCGGGTGAGTTGCAGGTAGAAATTGATACTCATAAGGCGAGTATTGGTGAACTTGAAAAGGAGGTCGTTGATAGGATACGCCATGCTCTGGTTAACTTCTATGGTGTTTCTGAGGATGACCTTAAAGACCATAACTTGGAGCAACTCAGAGGTGTAGAGACTGCCGCAAGGCTTATTGGCCCTAAACCAAAAACTACCTATGATGGTGGGCCTCCTCCTGGTGGTGGAGGTAGTGCAGAGACACAGATGGAGAGAGCCAGGCGTCTTATGGCAGAGGCCAAGAACCCCGCAACAGCAAAATAATTGAAGGAGGATTTAGACAATGACTGATAGTGGTGGTCATTGGAAAACTCTGGAAGAGGCTCAAAAGCTAACTCAGTCCACTAAGATACCGGGTGTATTTGAGGAGGACGTCAAACGAGTTAACCCTTTAGAGCGCCTACCAGTAGCCCAAGCATCAGGAACCGGCCTCAAAATAGAATGGCTCCGAGAAAAGACAACCGCAGAGGATTCCGTAGCCGAAGCGGCCCAAGGTGATACACTTTCTTGGGGAGATTCCATAGACTATGACGAGGTTGAGTCATCCCTGAGGTACATGTATATCCAGAGGAAACTGGATGCCTTTAACCAGGCAATTTATGGCACCTACAACGACTATGAGGCTATATCACTCCTAGAGAGTGAGAAGGGTCTTAAGAGGAAGGTTGGTGCCCGTATTATCTACGGAGATACTACCTATGGTGGTGCTCCAACTCAGTTTGATGGTCTCCATGCACTCGCCGCTGAGAGAGGTGCTCCATGGGCAGGTAGTGGAACCAACAACAAGCTAAACATGGACATGGCTTCTGGTGCCTTAAGTCTCCAGTACCTAAGGGTATTACTTGATGCCATGAAGCATGGGGTTGATGAAGTCTGGATACCAGGCTGTCTTGGAATCCGTTTGGATGCGGCCTATGAGGAAAAAGGCTTTGTCGGCCTGGCAACTGGCACCGCTGGTTCATTAGCTCTCCTAACCAGAGGGATTGACGACCTGGGCAAACCAATACTATACTTCGCCGGTACACCTCTCGTAAGGACTGACTACCTGGTGGCTGAGGAAGATGGTACTGGCACCGGCGGCACCGCAGATGAACGTGGTTTGTATACCTCAACTGAGGCATGGTCTATATTCGCAGTCAAGTTTGGCAACGTGCTGAACATGGAACCTGGACTGACCTATGGATATGGGACTGCCATGAGTGGCGGCGCCGGAGACTTCTACGACCTGTGGCATTGGCCACGCTTAGAGGACTTCAATGCCGGAGGTATCAGGCTAGATACCTACGGCGCAGTCCTGCTCGGTTCTACTCTTTGCCTAGGTAGAATCTTTGACATCACCGATGCGGCAATCGTAGTCTAAAATTAGGTTTGGCAGTATAACCAAAAACTGTTAAGGAGTGTAAGATGAGATTTAACTTTACAAAGAAGGTAATAAATAAGGGAGGTAGAGTAGTCTTCCTTCCTATGGTGTCTGAACCTGGGGATTTACTGACCAACCAAAACATTGATGTCTATGCCCAGACAGTTGGTCAGGAGTTCCCATTGGGCACTAAGCTGGTTGAAGGAGAAAGAGTGTGGAGGTACTGCAAGAATGGTTCCGGAACTCCTGGCCCTGGTACTATCCTGCAGGCTGCGGTAGTCCACCACGCAGAGAATGACCTTGATTTGGTGGTTGATGCTACTACTGCAATAGGTGCCTACACAATCTCTCTAACCTCAACCACCAACGCCGCTGTAGCCGCAGACTACTACAAGGAAGGTTATGCCTTTGTCAATGCCGGTGGAGGTTTCGGCTCATGCTACAAGATTAAGAGCCATGATGCCTTGGTCGGAACTACAGCAGGGAGCATATTCACCCTTTATGACCCACTGGTGGTTGCTTCAACTGCCGGTAGCACTCTCTGGGGCTTGAGGAAGAACATCTATGATGCCGTTCTTGCCACGACAGCAGCTTTGACTGGTAAAGTAATCGGTGTCAATATGTTGACACTCGCCGCATCCTACTACTTCTGGGCACAGACCGGCGGCCCCGCCTGTGTTCTTACCCATGCCGCCATAGGTGCCGCTTACTATGCGGTGGCTGGTACTACAGCGGCACAGGCTGACCCATCAGTAACAGATGTGAAGGCATTGCACACGATAGGCTATCCAATTTCCATCTGCAATACTGCTGGTGAAGGCTCATTGATTTACCTAACACTTGACCAGTAAAGTTGAAGAGGGAGAGGGGGCAACTCCTCTCCTTCTCAAGCTAAGGAGGATGACATGAAAGGAGTACCTAAGCGTGATGGCTCCGGAAAGGGAACCAGGGCCAATCAAGGCAGAGGTGGTTGTTCACCTACCAGAACTACTGGTAAGGGTACCAACAGGAGGTAATTATGCCACTAGAGGTTGATAAGCTAACTCCTAAAAGCCCAATGCAAACTATTAGGGAGGCCATTTCCAAAACCATAGCATACCTAATAAAGAATGAGGGTAAGACTCAAAAGCAGGCAGCCGGTGAAGCATATGGCATAGCGAGGGAAAAGACCGGCAAAGACCTTGGTGAAGGGAGGCAAAGGTAATGACTAAAATACCAATTTCAGTCCAGCATTTCATTGGTACCTCAACTGATACTAAGCCTACAGGTGTTCCTACTGGCTCCGACTTTTATGAGTATGACACCGGGCTAACATACAAGACCTATGATGGCACTAACTGGGCGGCTATGCCATTAGTCGGTAATTATGTGCATCTGGCTGGAAGTGCTCAGGTTAAAGCAGGTAAAGGTATCCTCCATGCCGTAATCATAAACAGGGCTGATACCACAGCAGGAGCCATAATCACGGTGTTTGATTCCCTCACTGGTACAGGTACAGTAATAGCCATTATCAGTATGGATGAGGCTGTGTTTGTGGTACCTGCTACTCTTGCCTATAATGTCTCCTTTGCGACCGGCCTATACCTGTTGTTCAGCCATGAGGTAACTGCCGATGTAACAGTATCCTATAACTAGAAGGAGGACTAAGGTGAAGATTAAATTAAAGGCTAACAAGGTATTCCGAACCACCGTTGATATTGGCGGTACACCTGAGGACGTCATAGTAGGTGGTGAGCCTGTAGAGGTTAGTGACAAGGCAGGTAAATACCTACTTGAGACCTTTCCTCAGATATTAGAGCTGGCTAAGAAGCCAGAAAAGGAGAGTTAGCATGAAAGCTAGGCGTTTAATACCAAAGTTTTTACATGGTAAAGGACTAATTGACTTAATTCCTGCTGGGCCTAGGAGTGTACTGCTTGGTAAGATAATGACCAGTGCAATTATGACCGGATGCGGGAAGGTCTACCAACATACCATGTTGACGGCACAGAAGTATGTAGTTGACTGGGCTAGTCTGGAGTCCAACTTTCCGCAACTACTAAACCTTGAAAGGTACAGTGAGAAGTGGATGCTTCTGGAATCCGTCATGGGGCCTCAAGGTACACTAGACCCAGAAATGTGGGACTACATTAACTGGTTCCGTAGTATTGTAGGTCAGCCGTCACGGGCAGTGAGGGATAAGCTCGTTACCACAGCCTTTGTGGATTTTGTTGTTGACCAGCTTCAGGCGGAGACTTCTGAGTTTGGTGACTTTAAGTTCCACCAATGTGGTCTTGGTACAACCGCTGAGAACATTACCGATACCGGCATTGAAACTGATACTGGCATCAGCCCAGCCACCGGAACACAGACTGAGACCGACCATGATACCTATAAGTCGGTGGCGACAATGACTATGGATGCTACCGAGGCTATCACGGAGCATGTGCTAATGAGCCAGTCCGGTGCTGGTACCTGTATGGACAGGACTAAGTTTGATGCCATCAATGTGGTCTCAGGTAACCAGATTGAGTTCACCTTTGAGATTAGCTTTACTGCCGGTGGTTAAGAAGGTGTGCGTATAAGGGGAGCAACAGTTGAGGCACTCCCCTTATTTAGCTATGGAGGGATAGATGCCTTACGCTGTTATTGAAAAGTCTGGCTGTGGCATACATAAAGGGTGGGCAAAACTGCGCCTTGGGGTGAATAATGCTTGAGCTAAACTATTCCAAACGAACATACCTTGGACGAGATGCCAAAGGTAGAAAAAGGTGGCTAGTTCGTTCCTCTCTTGCGCCTCTGCAATTCAGGGAGGGCGGTGGCGAGTGGCAGGACATTGATACTGTCATAGTTGATGGGAAGGTTACCAAATCCTGGTATGAACTTAATATTAACCCCGACAAGCTATCCCTGACGGTAAAGGACAAGAGGACAGACGGAATTGCAACTTTAACCATCAAAGGTATCCCAGCCTCCAAAATCAAGAAGGCATCTCCTGTAACCAAGGGCAATACTATAACTTGGGAGAATATAGACACCGACCTAGACCTTAAGATAGTAGTTCAGAGACAGAGGGTAACTTTCCAACGCATCCTCAAAAGCGATAAGGCATCAGAGAAGGCCGACTTTGAAATTATCAAGAGTGGGGATATTCAAATCCAGAGCCTTGCCAGAGATGCAGAGGGAAATCCACTGGAACTAACCGCCAGTGAGAAAGATGGCGTTCTAACCGAGTCTCTTGTCAGTAAAGTAGGGCTTAAATATCCTGTTACGATTGACCCCTCAATAAGCGTTGGGGCAAGCACTGATGATTTAGGTATTTATTGGAATGGTTCGGCTTGGGTAGCACAGTCTTTAAGCCGTACTTCTTTTCAAGCTGGATGGGCTGCTGCTTCTGCTTTGAAATATGGTGCTGGGATGCGGTTTCAAAACGTCACGATTCCCCAAGGGGCAACAATAGATACCGCCTACCTTGCCTTTAAAAGCCCACTTGGAAAGTCAGGAACAGTTGTTAGGACAAGAATAACAGGCAATGATGCTGATGACGCTGCCACATGGAGTACTCTAGCTGATTACCAAGCTAGAAGGGGAACGATAGTCGGCGGGGCTAATAATGACTACATCACCGATGCTCAGGTTGATTGGGATGGTATAGGAGCATGGTCATACGGCGGGGGGCCTTATAATAGCCTTTCCATTGTTTCTGTAATTCAGGAGATAGTAAATAGGGTTGGTTGGGCAAGCGGTCATGCTTTGGCTCTGTGGTGGGATGACCACGATGGTAGAAGCAGCGCTGTCAGTAACTGTTATCGTGTTGCAGTTTCTTCTGACGATACTGATTGGGATGACCCCCCAGAATTAACCTTTACATATACAGCAGGTGGGGGAGCAATACCACAGTCTGTTGGTGGTGGCGCCATTACTCCAACAGGTACTTTGGGGAGGAAGGTATCTCTAGGTACTGGTGCTGGTTCAGTCACACCTGCTGGTGTCTTAGGCAGGCTCACTAAAATGTCTATTGGTGCCGGTGCGGTCACTCCTACTGGTGTTCTGTCAGCCACCCAAAAGTTTTTCCCAACTGTTGGTGAAGGAGCTATAACTCCTGTAGGGGTGCTAGGCAGGGTTATTAAATTATCCACAGGAGCAGGTGCTATTACACCTGTTGGTACATTAGGCAGGAAGATACTTATTGCTGTTGGCAAAGGAGCCATTACTGCCGTTGGGGTTTTAGTTCCAAGCCTGGTAGGTGTTGAGATACTAAGACCAAATGCAACAGGAGATGTTACGACTCTCACAAAGTCGGGTGGCACTTATAATTGGGAGATGGTAGATGAGGAGTCACCAGACGATGATACAACCTATGTTGGCTGGTATGTCTTTGAGACTTCAGTTGACAAATATGACCTTTACAATTTACCTGCCCATTCAGGTGCAGGAGCTATCTCATCAATAAAGGTTTATGTTAGGTGTAAAGCTCCGGATGGAGATGGGGGGCCCTCTCCTAAATGCTATGAACTAATTAAAACTCATGGCGAAGAATATGAAAATGAAGAGGCAATTACCCCCGATGGTTACGCTACCTTTTCTCATACATGGGAGGCCAACCCTTATACCAGTGCAGCATGGACATGGGACGAGATAGATGACCTCCAAATTGGAGTACGCTTAACTAGAAACTCTGACAAATGTTCTACGACAAATATAAGGTGCACTCAGGTTTATGTGGAAGTTAATTATAATCCTGGCCTTTTCCAGCAGATTGTAGGTCAAGGTGTTATTACTCCTGTTGGTATTCTTGCTCGTAAGGTGTCCCTCGTTGTTGGTAGTGGAGCAATAACGCCAGCTGGTGTGCTCAACTTCCTAACAAAGATTGTTGTAGGAGCAGGGTCAATTACTCCGGTTGGCGTGTTAGGTAGAATTGTTAAGAGGTTCACTGGTCAAGGAGCCGTCACACCGGTAGGAACTCTTGCCCGTAAGATATACAAAACAATTGGAGAAGGCAATATAACTCCTTCTGGTGTTCTTGGTAGACTTACTAAGATTACTGCAGGTAGTGGGACTATTACACCTGTTGGGTTTTTAGACACTTTTCTGTCATCCGCCCAAAGTGTAGGACAAGGTGTGATAACTCCGGTAGGTACCCTAGGAAGAAATATAGCCTTGGCAGTCGGGGCTGGAGCTATAACACCAATTGGTACTTTAGGTAGAAAGATATATAAGCTCGTTGGGACAGGAGCCATTACACCCACCGGAGCACTTGTTCAGAAGATGCTTTTAAGTGTTGGTGGTGGTACTATAACTGCTATAGGAACATTAGGCCGTAAAATAAGGTTAGTTGTAGGTGGTGGCTCTGTAACTCCAACTGGAGTCTTGTCAATCTACCGTAAAATAATGATGTATCTTACCTCACTAATAACTAGGGAGCTAACTATCACTAGTTCTATAACCAGCGAGTTAGAGATAACCAGCGATATCCAAGGAGGTTAGCTATGTCTGTAGATGTAGTTGGAGAGACGGCAATATGTTCAGTGGAAGTTAAAAATTCTGCTGGTAGTAAGGTAGACCCTGATATCCACATGAAGATAGCCATAAGAGGCCCGAGCAGGAGGGTAGTAGTAGCCCTTACGAGTATGGAGAAGGATGATACTGGTGAGTACCATTATGATTATACCATAGCCGATGGCCCCGGTAAATACAAAGTTCTGTATGAGGCTTTGAACGGTTCCAGATACTCAAAGGCTAAGGATGAATTTACCGTTTCGGATGAGTCTGACTAGGAGTCAACCATGAGAACATTACATGCCGATTTAACCTCAGCACAACAGGAAGCAAGTAGGAACCCATTTGTTAGGGTTCGCTTTGATATTCCTGGTGAAGCAGATGAGATATTTGATACCGGAGATAGCCCAAATAGGATTAGGGGTGTCCATGATTGGGAGGAACCATTTGGTGGTGGTGCCACTGTTCGTATATCTAACTATGACCAGCATTTTAAGTCTATTAACCTCAGAGGCAGGGCTGTTGATATAGGTTGGGGGTTTATCTGTGCTGGTGACGAGGAAAGGTATTCCAAGACTCGGAGGGTTTGGGTTCTAACCCAGCGTGACATTTCAATGGAAGGTGAGTTGGTCACCGAGTTCGCCTGTATTGATGATTGGTACCGTATGGCCGCCATGCACCTTATCAATGCAGGCGTAGTACTCACCGGAGAGATAGTCAATGGTAGTGACTTTGAGCTTGGTGAGACAATAACTGGCTCTAACTCTGGTGCCACTGGTAAGTTGGGTCTTGTTGGTGAGAACTACATAGTGGTTGTTGGCGTCTCTGGCACTTTTGAGGAAGATGAGGATGCTGATGGGGCCTCTGCCAGTTGTGATGTTCTTACTGCCGTGACCTCACAATCAGCCGCCGCAGGAATGATTTACAATGAGAACGTAACTATCCTTAATATAATGAAGGCCATTACCTCAGGTATAATTGATGATGTTACTTTGGAGGAAGACGACCCTGATGATACCATAGCTACTTATAAACCATTTATAAATGCCTCACTTGGCACTAGAGTTAGGTATTTGGTTAGGCAACTCCTAATGATGAGCAAGTGTGGTGGTAGATTGGAGAACGATGATGAACTTCACCTATACTACCTAAATACTGGCGACTCCGCAGTTTATACATTTGACAGCGACCATGCCTTTTATGTAGAGGTACGGGAACGTGCTGTGATACTACCTAATAAGGTAATATTTACTGATAATATGCCAGATGTTACTGGTGAGGTAGGTACCTACTTTGGTGTGGCTCAGGATGATGATTCAGTTGATACTATTGGAGAGTTTACCACTATTGAGGTCAACCAAAGTATTGGCTCTGATGCTGAGGCTGAGAACCTAGCCAAGGCTTGGATAGCCCATCGGGTGGCTGAGAATAACCAAGGTAGAGTAGTGGCTCCTATGGAATGTGGGTTGGAGCTTTATGATATGATTGAGGTATCTGATACTAGGGCTGATGTGACCGTTACTGCTAGGATTGGTCGCATAGACCGAATATTTGAGCCTGGTACTTCCACTAAAGGTAGTGCTAAATATCAGGTTGAGTTTAGGTTAGGTGGCTTACTTTCCGAAGCCGGTGCTGGTATGCCTGGTATGCCTGAAGCTGTAGAGTGGGATATTAGGGATATATCCTATACCACTAAGAAGGAGAAAGTAACAC